CATGGACGGACAGGCATCAAGACTTCTATGACAAGATGACCTCGGCTGGTGGTTCGCGTCGACAATCTCTAGTGGTGATTATCACTACGGCCGGCGATGACAAGTCGAGGATATGGGAACGGGTTGATACTTTAGGTTGCCGAGTATTGGATGCTGTCGAATCGGGTAACGTGGTTGCTGATAACGTGTTCGCTTTCATTGCTCGGCTGGATGAAGAGGACGATCCATTTGACGAGAAGGTGTGGGCTAAGGCTAATCCCAATCTACCGATCACACCGAAGATCGAATATCTACGGGACCAAGCGAATCAAGCGAAGCACGATCCGATTGAGAAGAATAAGTTCGTTCGGTATCACACGAACTGCAAAACGTCTTCGCACGAGAAGGCGATAATGCCGCAAGACTGGATCGCTTGTAAGCAAGATAAGGCGATCATTGAGGGTTCCAGAATAGTACCAAATCCCATATGGGACGAACTAAAAGACGTTCCCTGTTTTGGAGGTTTCGATCTTGGTCGCTCGAATGACTTCTGCGGTTTGGCATTGTGCTGGCCATTGGATGACAGAAGCGGAAACGGTCGAACGGTGGTTAAGACTTGGAGCTTTACCAGCGAGATTCGCGGTAGCCACTTGAGTTCTTACCAGTTCGCAGGCTACATCAACAACGGTTGGCTTGAGGTCAACCCCGGCGACGAGGTTGATTACGCTAGTTTTATGCGTAAGCTGTTGGAACTTCACGACATGTATAACGCAATCACGTGGGCATATGATCCAAGTTTTGCATCGCCAATCGCTCAATCTCTGTATAATGAGCATGGCGTACCGATCGCGAAAACGTACCAGAACCCGAAGAACTACAACGGCCCAACCAGAGCTTTCTGTAAAGCGGTTCGAGATGGTCGGATTATCCACGAGGGTAACGGTTGTCTCGATTGGCAGATTGGAAACCTAACCGTTTCGCGAAACACAAACGACGAGTGGATGCCGGACAAATCACATACTGAGAACAAGATTGATGCTGTTGTTTCCCTGCTGATGGCATTCCGTGAGTCGATGTTTGATGGCGGTGTAGCTGTTCCCGATTTCTACGAAGATAACGAGCTAGAGGTTTCCTAATGAATGATCACTTATTGAATCCAGGGCAGGCACAGCGATCGTTAGAGAATCCGAATCTACCGTTAGATGACGCTTCGTTGTGGCGGGAATATGGTTTGGCTTCGAGCACTGCTGCGGGTGCCAGCATATCGCCTTCGTCAGCTCTGACTTATTCTCCGGTGTGGCAAGCGGTGAATCTGATTAGCGGTGACGTCGCCAAGTTACCGTTGAACATCTACGCTCGAACCGCGGCGGGCGGTCGTGAGCTCGATCGAATGCACCCGGTCTATCGTTTGGTTCGCAAGTTTCCTAACTCACAAATGGCAGCGTTTAAGTTCTGGCGTCGGTTGATGGTTCATTGTTTGATTTGGAATCGAGCCTATGCGTTGATAGTTCGCGATGGTGCTGGTGTTCCTTCCGAGTTGCTGCCATTGTGCCCCGATCGAACGACGTTAGTTACTCGTGATACTGAGATCGGTCCCTACTACGCTACGGAAATCGACGGGATGATCCGTGGTTTCTCCCCTCGTGACGTTCTTCACTTTGAAGGAATCTCCGTAAACGGTGACGATTGCGAGCTTGTTAGCAAGGCCAGAAACAGTTGGTCATTGGGTTTGACTGCTGAGAACTTCGCAAGTCGATTCTTTAAGAATGGAGCGAAGACGAGCGGGATTCTGGAATTGCCATTAGGGATTTCAAAGAAGGCAGCGGATACCGTCAAGGAAGGCTTTTACAATACTCAATCGAGAATGGATAACGCGTTCAAGACGATCGTTCTTCGCGACGGTGCCAAGTTCCACTCAACCAGCGTGACACCGCGTGACGGTTTGATGGGTGACGTTCGCGATCAGCAGGTTAAAGAAGTGGCTCGCTGGTACAACCTACCGCCCCATAAGTTGGGAGCTGGTGAGAAGTTCAGTTACAACAGTCTGGAACAAGAGAACCAAAGCTATCTTGACTCGACACTTTCACATTGGCTGTGGACGATCAAGAGCGAATGCGAATTGAAACTGTTGAGCAATTCAGAACAGGACCGCGACACTCACTACATCGAACACAACACGCGGGCTTTGCTACAGGCTGACACCGCTACCCAATTCGAGATCGGTGAGAAGGGTGTTAACAACGGGCTAATTACACAGAACGAATGGCGAGCAACCCAGAACTTGAACCCGGTCGACGGTGGCGATGTGATGCGGCAACCGCTCAATATCGGTTCACCGAGTACAGATCAACCGGTTGATGATGTGCGAAGTCGATTGAAGGAATCATCGGAGCGGGCTTTACGAACACGAGCGAAGCACGAAGCTACGAAGGTTCTCAACGCGGTCCGTCGTGCAGCGAAGAAACGGGAACTAGCTGGATTCATCAAGTGGCTCGATGCGGAATTGCTCACGAGTGACCTGCGTACAACGTTCTCAACTTCGATCGAGGAAGTAGGGGAACCGGTGGCGATCATCAACGGTTTGGATTCGGTGGCGTTATGCGGTGAGATTGCCACGGGATTCATTACGACGCTACAAAACGAGATGCGGAATGTAGCGACGACGACAACCGATACAGAACTCGCTCGGCTTGCAATTGGTGACGCTTGCGATTTACTAGAGAAGACTTACAAAGCGACAATACCAGGAGAATAGTTATGGAACGCCGAAACTTCAAACAGCCAGTTAACATCGAAACACGCGAAGACGGTAGTAATTCACTCAATGGATATGCTGCGGTTTTCTATCGTGAAGACGATCCCGGTACAGAGTTTGAATTGTGGGAAGGTTATGTTGAACGGATTATGCCGGGTGCGTTCGATCGGGCGATTCGAGAAGATGACGTCCGAGGGTTGCTGAACCATGACGCGAACATGCTGCTAGGCCGGAACAAGGCAGGCACGCTATCGCTGTCGGTTGATTCGGTCGGGTTGCGTTACGAGATCGACTTGCCAGATACTCAGGTTGGTCGTGATACAAAGATCAGCATCGAACGGGGCGACATCGACGGTAGCTCTTTCGCGTTCATTGCTGATTCGGTTAACCGTCGCAGCGTGGATGGTGTTGAGATTAGGGAAGTTACTTCCGCTCAGTTGTTCGATGTCGGTCCTGTGGTTTATCCCGCGTATGCTGCCAGCACTGCGGACACTCGCGAAGCTAAAGTCGACTACGATGATCGACTGAAACAACAACAGGCAGACCGTGACGCTATTGCCTGTCGAGTAAAGTTGTTGACACTTGAGGACTGATTAGCAATAATCGGAATAGCTGAACCGCTTAGCGTAGTAGGCTCACATATAACTTGAGAACGCTTTTGAGCTAGTAACCTGTTAGCCCTGTTCATAAACAGGCTAAGGTACTGGCTCTTTTTATTGCCTTAGCTAACCGTTAACCATCTAGCTAAAGTGAGAAATTCAATGTCAATCGCTGACAAGCTCGTAGAACTCCAAGAGCAAAAAAACAAACTAGCTGCTGAGATCCGATCTCTCGCGGACAAAGGCCAAGGCGACGAAGGATTCACGCCAGAGGAAAGAACTCAGTGGGAAACCGTTAACGCTGCCTACGATGCCAACGACGAAGAACGAGCATCGTACCAAGAGAAGCTCGATATCGCTGCTCGTGCTGCATCGCTTGAAGATAAGGTTGAGCGACAGGCCAGCGAGTGGAAGTCGGAAATCGGGGAAGCTCGTCAGATTCGCGCGGGTAACGTGACTGAGGAACATCGAGCACTTACGATGCAGGCTTGGTTATGTCACTCCAACGGAATCGCGATCAACGAACGACAGAAAGAAGCCGCTCATCTTTGCGGTATCAATGTTGAGTCTCCGAGTTGGGACTTGGACGTATTTACTCGTTCGGCCCCTACTGGCAATCAGGGTTGGGATAGTCGCGGTGGTCGTGGGCGTCTTGAATCTCGTGCTGACACTTACAATAGTTTGGTCGATGCCGAGGGTGGTTACACAGTACCCGAAGGATTCGTTAATCAACTGGAACGCTCAATGCTTGCTTACGGCGGCGTTCGCCGGGTTGCTCGCGTGATTAGTACGGCTACCGGAAACTCTCTGCCATGGCCAACTAGCGACGACACTGCTAACAGCGGTGCTTTGCTGGCGGAAGAGACAGACATGGGCGACACTGTTCGCGTCCCGTTCTCTGTAATTACGTTCGTGGCTTACAAGTATTCTTCAAAGCCGGTTCGCATCTCGCAAGAGTTGCTGACTGATTCGGCGTTCAATCTAAGTGCTGAAATCGGTTCTGCACTTGGCGAGCGAATTGGCCGAATCACTGAGAGCCATTTCACCAGTGGAACGAACTCTGGTCAACCTCAAGGCGTCGAAGCTGGTTCTGCTCTTGGCGTAACTGCTGCTGGTACTGCTGCGATCACCGCAGATGAATTGATCGACCTACAAGACTCGATCGATCCAGCATACGAAGAAGGGCCCGCTGTTGGTTGGATGATGAAGAAAGCTACCCGTTCTGCAATTCGCAAATTGAAAGACAGTAATGGTCAATACTTGTGGGTCGCTGGTTTGGCTGGCGAAGCTGATAGTTTGCTCGGCAAGCCGCTGACGGTTAATCAGACGATGCCCGGCATGACTACCGGTTTGAAATCGGTTCTCTACGGTGACTTCTCGAAGTACATCATTCGCGACGTTGCGGGTGTTGCATTCCACCGACTGGAAGAACGATACCGCGAATTCGATCAAACTGGTTTCGTTATGTTCAGTCGTCATGATGGTCGTATCCTCGACGCTGGAACCGATCCCATCAAACACTTGATTCAGGCGTAGTCGAACTGAAGAGATTCCCGGCTAGGGGTTAAATCCTAGCCGGGAATTTCAGTCTAGAAAGGTTGCCATGAAAGTTAAGATGTTAGTTGCTCGTGCTGGTGTAGGTTTCTCTAATATCCCTGGTGAAGTCGCAGACATCGAAGACGGTGAAGCGAAGCGATTGATTGATTCAGGACAAGCGGAAGCAACGGAACCTGAGAAAGCAACGTCACCGCTGAAACGAAAACGTACAAAGAAGAATAACGAAAACGCATAGGTAACGAGATGCCTTATACAATTGCCCTTCCGAGTGTTCCCACTGCCTGGATTAGCGACGCTAAGAAGCATCTGGAAATATCGCAAACAGACAAGTCTCACGATTCGCACTTATGCAAGCTCATAGAGTTGGCAGTCGAAAACGTACAGACCGATTCTAACCGGGCGGTCTGCACGCAGACTGTTACGCTTAACCTCGATCGTTTCCCCGGTGGTAACAGGATCGACATTCCATTTGGACAACTGGCAACGGTTACTTCGCTGGCTTACTTGGACACGGATGGCAACTCGCAAACGTGGGCGAGCAGCAATTACGAAGTCGATACCGCACGAGACGCGGGTTGCGTTTGGTTGGCTTACAACATTAGCTGGCCATCGATTCGCAGTATTCAAAACGCTGTCACGCTTACCTATACCGCAGGTCATGCCACCAGTGATATTCCGAGAGTGGCTTGGGAAGCGGTTATGTTGCAAGTTGCTCATGCGTTTGAGAACCGTGAACCGATTCTAGTTGGTTCGATCAGCAAAGAACTCGAATTGAGTTACATGGCTTGCGTTAATCGTTTCGCTCTTGGTGACGCGGTGGTGATATGAAATCCGGCCAGCTACGCCATTACATAACGCTTCAAACGTCGACCGACACTTTAGACTCGGCGGGTCAACCTATTCCTGCATGGACTACCGATCTACAGAATTGGCCAGCTAACGTAACTGACGTTCAGGGTGGTGAGTCTACTCGTGGTGGACAGATCACCGCAACGGCTACGCATGTGGTTGAAACGCGGTACAGTTCAGACTTCGCGCAGGACAAACAGATTGTTGACCATCTTTCCAGAACGTTGCAGATTCTAGCGGTAAAGGATAAGGGCGGTCGTCAACGATACCTTGAGCTACATTGCAAGAGGGTATCGGTCTAATGGGCGTTGATGTGAAGTTGAATACGCGAGCTGTTAACCTGTTGGAACAACTCCCGCTGGCAATCCAAGGTCAAGTTGCTGCCAAGGCTGTTACGGCAGCGGCTCGGGAAGTTCGCAGGGCCTTACGCGGGAAACTACCAGACTCGAGGAAGACGGGAACGCGTAAAGGCTGGTCGAAGGCTACCGCTAAGAAGTACGAATCTTACAAGCCGATGAAGCAATCGATTAAGGTTTACAACCTATTCCGCAAAGGTGAGGTCGGGGCAAAGGTTTGGGTTCCTGGTTTGGCTTGGCTGGAGTTTGGTTTTACCAACAAGATGTGGGGCCGAGAAACGGAAGGCGTAAGGGTGGAAGCTAAAGCCCCCTTTCGCAGTTCCGTTGACTCCACACAACGAGCTCAACAAACAGCGATTGTAAAAGTGTTGGTTCGTGAACTCCGCAAGATGGCGGAGAAAGCATGAGCGACATTCAAGAGGATCTACGCCAATACTTGATAGCTGACGCGAACGTTTTAGCTTTGGTACAAACGCGGATCTACCCCGATGTTTTGCCAGCAGGCCAAAACAGTGACTCGATTGTCTTGGAAACGATTAGCAGTCTAACCGAGCCTGCCATCAGTGGAACGAATATATCAGTACAAACGCGGGTAAGCCTTCGGTGTTACTCCGCCACTAAGAAACAAGCGAGCATTATAGCCAAGACGGTTCGGGTTGATTCCGGTTTGGAACAGCTTAAAAACACAACCATGAATTCACGGTGGATCAACCACGTAAATTGTGAGGACGCCCACACTGGACAAGAGGAATTGCCAATTGATGGCGGGAGCTATTCCCGCTATGTGGTAGTGCAAGATTACAGAATTTCACACGTTGACGATACTTAGGAGATAGAAACATGGCAACTCTACAAGGCTCAACAATTGTTTTTGCTACTTCGGTATGGGTAGGGGAAATCACTGGTTTCTCTGGTCACGAAGCAACCCGCGACTCTGTTGACGATACGGCAATAACGGATACCTCGGTTCAGAGTATCC